TATCACCATCTATCTTTGGGTATTCTCCTTCAATTGCCATTTAATACATCCCTCCAGCAGTTATTGATAATAATGTATATTGTGCCCCTGATTCTATAGTTAAAACATTAAATTTTACAACAATATCTTCAGTACTAGTATCAAAATTATCAATTCCTTGACTATCTGATAATGCAGTTGAAATTCCAGCATTCATTTCTTGTGCTTGTGAACGTACCATTCCTAAATATGGACTACCTACTACTAAATCAGCATGACCCACTGGATTTTTTATGGCCGTAGACGCTGAAAAATCAATTGATATATTTTCACTTAATCCTGAAAATTCAATTGCAGGATGAAAAAGACCACTACCTCTATAATCAACACAAAATCTACATGGATTTGTTAAACTTCCAGCTGGAATAAGTATACTTCCTAAACTAACTGCACCTGCTGTACTACCAATTAAACTAGTTGAACCAATAAAATAATAATGCGATGAATTATTAACTGCTGCAAAATTCTCGTTTACAGAACCAGCATCTGCAACAGTTCCATTTACAAAAGTATTAGGTATTGCCATAGTAATATATAATTAATTTAATTTATAAATATTATATTCTAAATTATATAATTAATTAATAGACCTCCCATGTTTCTTCAATTCTAAGCTCTGCTGTACCATCAAAATTAATTTGTGTTGGCATAGACGTTCTACTCCACATACTTCCAGTTAAACCAACACCACTCATAAGCATTCCCCATTCTTGAAATCCATTACCACTCATAGTAACACTATTCCAATCTCCTGTCCATTTCACTTTATAAACTGTACTTCCATTTATGATTGTATTTTCTTGTTTATCCCATGCTGAAATTAATTCTGTTTGTGTAGCAATAGCAGTTCCACTTCCACTACCAATCATAAAAAATGTTGGCGGAGTAGTTGTACTACCAGCTAAAAACAATGCAGTATCTCTCTTAGCCCAATTAAGTAACATTTAAAAATAACCTCCCGAATATTGTAATACCCAACTTCCAGCATTTGTTCCAAGTGTAGTTGTACCAAGTATACTGGCACTTGCAGCTCCAAGAACAAAACCTGTTACTACTGAACCAGCCCATTTTTGTACTCCAAAAAGACCAAGTGCTGAATTTCCCCAAATTAATCCTTCACCAGCAATACCTCTTGTCCAAATTTTAGTACCACTTTGTCTTATTCCCATGCTACCAGTTGATGTTTTATAACGAGTAAGCAAATCACTATCGCTCATATCTGCACCTTGAATATCTTTTAGTTGAAGAGTAATATTTTTTAATGTATCTGTAACATCTGGTATTTTTTTATTCAATCTAATATCCAAAACATTATCAGAAAGTTCAGTACGTTTAGTAAAAGTATGAACCGCTTCAAGCATATCATAAGTAACATTGTTAATTCCATAAATCGGAATATCAACAACACAAGTTTCTCCAGGAGTAATAGTATTTATGCCTTGAACACTTATCTTTCCTTCTTTAACTGGGTCTGAAAGCTCCTCTAATTCTCTTAACATAAATAACTCTGCTGTAATTGGGTCTTTAATACTTTTATCTTGATTAACTTTAACTCTTCTACCATAAGCTGCAATACTTGCATCATTTTCACCAACTTTTACAATTGGTAAATCTCTCATATAATCTACTGTAACTTGACTACCAGCTTTAGGAATATTATCTCCTTGCTCTGTTCCAGAAGTAAAAATAATCCTTCTATCATTATAATCAACTAAATATTTAACATCACTACCAGTTCCATAAGTCATTTGATATACTCCACCTGGTTGTATCTGTATTGTATCTGTTGTTCCTGAACCAATATTTATAGCCGTATTGCTTGGTTTATATTCTAAAGTAAATATGCTACCTGTTCCATCTGCTTCAAATTGTTCCTGATAACCATCAAGATATCTATCACCATACACCCATATTTCATTATAAACTTCATTCCTCTTATCTTTAAAAGTTGTATTTGTAATATTACCACTTCCGAATGTTAAATTTGATGATACAGTACTTTTTTCTTCAAAATGTAAATCTTTATCATTATCAACATGAAATGTAAATCCAGTTGATTGTGCTAATTGATTAACAGCATCAAATACTGGTTTATGATTAAATACAATTCTTTCAATAACATTTCCATCACTAACATTATTAACTGTAATATCATCACTATATTTAGCAATAATATCTTTAACAATACTTCCAGCAGGTAAATTATTATAAGCTTCTGGTTCAACAGTTCTATCTATAAGTCTTGCTGTATAATCTCTTCCAGATAATATCATTCTTTCTGTTTGTTCTTTTCCTTTTAATTCAATATTTTCAACTATTCCTAAAAATAGTTTTGTTGTTGGAGGATTAACATCTTTATCTGATTTAATTTCAATTTCATCACCCACATTGAAAAGAGTTGAACTCCCCCCTTTATAATTAGAAACATTTGCTATAAAATTACTTGATAGATTAATATCCCCAAGAGCTTTTTTTACAGTACAGTTATCAACAGAAAATTCAGAACCATTAGCATAATATTTTGTATAAATTGTCATTATGTCGCCATTATCTCCTTATACTTATCTCCTAAAGCTTGAGCAATTTCATCTGGGTCAACACCATTTAAATTTTCAATATTAATTGTCATATCATTTCCAGTTGGTGTAAATCCTTTATCTACTGCTATCCTATCAAATACTTGTTGTGATGCTGTTTCAAATTCCATTGCTCTTTGTGCTCTTTCTAATGATAATTTAGACATAAGATTTGACATATTTGTCATTTCACCCTTAAACATACTTAAATTTATTTTTGGAATCATAGGAACACTAATTCCAGGAACAGCATTAATTGCCCTAATAAGTGTATTGATACCACTTATAACTTTATTAATTGCAGTTTCATAAAAAGAAACAATAGTATTCCATATAAATAAGAATGCATTCTTCATTGCATGTCCTGCAATAATAAATCCATCTTTAAATGTTTGCCAAGCAGAATCCATTACTCCAGCTGCTCTTAAAAATACTTTAGTAAATCCTAATATAACCAAATCCCAATTTTTAAAAAGTAAAATTATTGCAGTTATAGCTGCAGCTATTCCAAATAATATTAATAACCATGGACTTGACACCAATGTTAAAATTGCTATTGCTGCTCCCAACAAAAATACTGCTGCTGTTACTGCTGCAAACAATATGATAGCATTTTGCATTTGTGGTGACAATCCTTGCCATAAACTTATTATTTTATCTATTGCAGGAATTAAATAATCTCTTAAAAATGGAACAAGTCTATCTCCTATTTCATCACCCATTACAGCCATCTTATTTTTTACGATTGCAACTTGTGATGCAAATGTAGCATATCTTTTTTGAGCTTCTTCTGTTAACGCTGTATTTGTTTCCCATTCTTTACTTTGCAAATCCATTGCTAAATTCAATTTATCTGAACCACTTGCTAATCTTAAAACTGTATCTCTTAATCTAACCTCTTTAATATCTAAATTTTCAAGAACTTTCAATACATCTCCACCATTTTCTTTAATATCTCCTAATCCATTAAAAAATGCTTGTAGTGCTCCAGAAGCATCTTTTTTAAATGCTTTTGAAAAATCTTCAGCAGACATTCCAGCAACTTCTGCAAATTTTTCAACATCTTCAGAACCATTAGAAATATCACTACTAATATTAATCATCATTTTTGATATTGCAGTACCACCCATTTGTGCTTGAATACCCATTGAACTTAATGCTGCACTCCAACCTAAAACTTGTCCTTCTGTAAAATCCAATGCTTTACCTGCACCTGAAATTCTTAATGACATTTCAAGAATTTCTGCTTCTGTTGTTGCTAAATTATTACCTAATCCTACAATTGTTGAACCTAATTTATCTGCATTTTCAATTGGCATATTCATAACATTAGCAAATCTTGCAAATCCTGTTGCTGCTTCCTCAGAAGTTAAATTTGTAGTAACGGAAATATCAGCAATTGTTTTAGTAAATTTTTCTAAATTATCAACTCCACTAACACCCAATTGACCTGCTAATTCACCAATTTTAGACAATTCAACAAAAGTAACTGGAGTTGTTGTAGAAATATCTTTAAATCTTTGTTCTAAATCAGCAAACTCTGATTCTGTAGCGTCAACTGTTTTTCTAACACCAGTAAATGCAGTTTCAAAATCCATAGAAGCTTTAACTGCCATACCTAATCCAGCTGCAATACCTCCACCAATTGCTGCAAATGCTAATGCACTTTTTTGAAAACTCTTTAAACTTAAACCAACCTTTTTAAACACTTTAGAAAAATTATCTACTGCGTTAATTACAATATTCACCGATGAACCACCTAATCCTCCTATATTTACCATTATCTTCTTTTATTTTTTGACTTTGCTTTTTTATACTCCTTTTCTTTCTTCTTCTCCCTACTGTTAAATTCTCTAACTAACATGTTTATTTCTGAAAGTGTTAACTTTGGCACAGTAAAAAACGAATATCCCTGTTCATGTAAAAAATAGTATAAACCATCTCTTTTTTCATCTTTTACTGAGTCGGAAAAGCTTGAAGTTCTTTCTCTACTAAATTTTTCTTCCCTTCATCCATTATTTTACTTTGTTCAATCCCAGTACTAATACTAAGAATTGCTAAAGATATTGAACTTGTAACTGTTGATTTTCCAGCAGTTTTTAATGATTCTCTATCAGCTTCAACGAATGCTGGTTCTTTACAATGTTTTATAACAATATCAATATCAGCATCAATATCAGTTTCTTGTCCTTTAGCACTATTAACAATTTTAGCTAACTCTCCTTTTGTAAGTGGAGTAGCTTTTATCGTTGGTTTATCTGGCAAAGTTTCAAGAATTACATCTATCGCTAATACATTCCCTTCATCATCTCTTTCGAAAAAGATTTCTTCTTTTTTTAAGTATGTCATTTATTTCCTCCTTGTGTCTTGTATAATCTGATAAATCCAAAGAAAATTAAAGTGGATTTTAACTTTAAATAAGTTTTATTAATCTATTTTATAAATTAAGCAAATGTATAACTTCCGATTGAATCTGTAACATTTACATAAATATTAGTTGGCATTATTGTTGCTGTTTGTTCTGTTAATCCTTCTACTGGACTTGGTACTTCCATATCAGTGATTCTACAACCACTCATAATAATGTAAGTACTTCCTGCAGTTGCTTTCATTTCAACCATTGAATTAAACGAACTACCTCCAATATAGTACTGGTCATACAAACTCTTTGCATTATCAGCATCCATGATGAAATTCGCACTAACTTCATAATCCCTGTTAAGCGGTATTAATTCTTCTACAACTCTGCTACCATTTAGAGGATATCTTCTCTCTAAATTATTACTAATACTTAAACTAAATTCAGTTGCATTTGTAAGTGATGTACCTGATGGTAACTGAACATTTATATCACTCCACATATATGGTTTTGTTGTTCTTGGTGTAACTGCTGTTACTGTTCCTGAACTAAAACTCACATCTTGAGCTAAATATCCTACTTCACATGATGCAATTTCTCCTTCGCTCATAGTTAAATTAAAAGTATCAATCATACAACCATTGAAATTCCTTATAAAGTTACTTCCTGCTGTATGTGTCTTCTTAGTATCTTCAAGATTGAAACTTGATAAACTTTGGGTTGGAACTGCATAATTCTTATCATCGCTATCGCTTTCTCTTATCAAATGACTACCAGTTGGTGAATAAACACTACCCATTGCCATCCCTAAGAATTTCCAATCTTGTGGATAGAATGTGAATGTTCCACCATATTCTAATTGTCCATCAGTAAATAATCCAATATTTCTACTATAATTACCTTGATATCTAATTGGTGTTACTCCTGCTCCCTCATCTGGTGTATGGTCTTGAACTAATCCAATCCATTGCCTTGTACCACTAGTATTTGCATAAGTACCTGATTCAAAACGGAAACTTAATTGATTACTATCTCCAATATATTTTATTCCCATTTATTTTTTGTCCTCCTTTTGTGCTGTATTGATTATTTCTCTAGAAGGTTGTTTTATAGTAATGCTTTCTTTTCCACAATTACTACAAATAAAACTTTCTGTTACTTCTTTATTTAACCAGTTGCATTTTTTACATCGTATATTTGTCATTTTATAACCTCCTTTTAAATTCATTTAAATTCATATTTCTGATTTCACATTCCCATAATCTCAAAACTTTAAATCCTTTTTCTAAAAGTTCTTTTGTCCTAATATGGTCTCTTTCTAAACCAATTGGATATTTATGCCAATAATCTCCATCACATTCTATAACTAAATTCATTGAAGGAATTAAAATATCACATTGATATCCATGTTCTATTTTCATATATTGATGTGTGAAATATTCAATTTTTAATTCTTTAAGAAAATTTTGGATTTTTATTTCAATTGAAGTATTAAACATTTTACATTTTTCTGGATTATTTTGCATATATTTTATATGAGCCATACTCATCTTTTTCTTGTGTTCTTCTGTTTTTAATTTTCCCTTTAATCCATTACTAATTCTTTTTCTTTGTTCTATTGTTCTTTTTTTTCCTTTTATTTTTTTATTAACTATATTTCTTTGCTCTTTTGTCATAAAATCTTTACCTATTTTTGTTTTTCTTATTTTTTCTTTAGTTTCTTCAGATGTTATTTTACCATAATTTGGGTTTTTAATTCCCTTATTCAATCCTAATTTTTTAATTATATCTCTTAATTTAAAATTTAATTTTCCTTTTTTAGCATTGCTAATATTCTTTTTCCCTCTATTAGAGTGATGTTTTCCTAACATTGGGTGTTTATTTCTCTTCCAAATTGTTTTTTGTTTTTCTGTTGACATTTTATTCACATATAAAAAGGAAACGATATTCGCATACCTTTGATTTGATTCCATTTTCTCCATCTTCACTTACATTTATAGCTGATAGTAATTGAAAACCATTTAAATTTGATGCAATAAGCCCAGTATCATCATCATGTTGGTCTTCTCTTAAAAAATTATAAACTTCATCAAATAATTCATCTCTCTCAGCAACATTTCTTGCCCAAATTCTTATTTCAATATCCATATTAATTGATGTACTTTCACTTCCCATACCTAATCTTTGTGGTTGTTGTATTCCTCTATCAATTACTGTTACTATTGGATAAATAACAGGATTTTTAGGATACGCTGTTAAACAAAATCTTTGTCCAGAAGGTCTAGTTGCTACAAGTGGGTCTACAACATTATTTTTGATTTTATCTCTAATTAAATTAATCGTATCTGCTAAGAATGTGCTTGTGCTTACACTTGTTATTGCCATGTTACCTCGCTTGGTTTTATATTAAACTCGCTTGCTTAATACAATAATATAAATTAAGTTTCATTTATAAATTATATATTCTAAATTATATAATTAAATTATATTGCTTTTTTTACTTTTGCTGTGACAAAATCTTTTACTTTAATTTGATTTCTTTCTGCAGTATTTGTAAAATGATGTCTTGGTTGTCTTGATGACGAACCATATTCAAGAATATCAGCATAATCAACATTTGTTTCTACCTTTGCTGTCATTGGTGAAGGTTTAGTTGTTGCAATACTATTCTTAAATCTACCAGTATCAACACTTTTTGGTTCTGCTCTATTTCCAGCAATACTTTCAACAACTTCTGCTTTTATAAATAATCCTGCTTCAGTTATTGCTTTTTCAGTGCTAACAAGTATATCATGTGATGTTTTAGCTAAAAATGCAGATGTAGCTGCTACACCTTGTATAACAATTGCTGGCATCTTAATTATAGTCCTCGTAAACTTTAATTTGTAAAGAATGGTCTGCTGGTAATGTCATTATACTTCCTGAGTCCCATTTGATTTCAAATTCTCCCCAATAATCTCCGACTGAACCTGTATCATTTATTCCGTCCCATCTATATTCACATTGACCAGATGTACTACCTGTAATTACAGATAATCCACTATAATATGGTGTAAAATCTTTATTCCCCATTATAAAGAATACTGAACCACCATTCAAATCAATAGCACTACTATCACTATACTGAAGTGTTGTTGCCAGTACTGGTTTTGTATCATTCTTTTTTATCTTAAACGTATTCATTGTCATGTTGTTGCCTCCTGTAATATTATATTTAATGAATTTGAACTACTTAAATCTATTGTATTTTTTTCTGCTTTTATTATAAAATCATTATCTTGAGCTCTTAGTATAATTCCACTATCTATTGTTAATAATAATATAATCTTGTACTCATCTTCTTTCAATAAAAAATCTCCTACTTCTAAAAGTAAATAATCTGTCATTTTAAAATACTGTTTTCCAGCTATCGCCAATATTTTGTTTAACTGAGGTTACTGCTTTCCAAGAATCTCCTATGTTGATTTTAAGTGCGTCTACATCTTTGAATGAATCTCCTATGTTGATTTTCATGTTTGTTCCTGTTGCTGCTTCCCCTATTAATTGAAAATCTAAAGCATTAACTGCAGGAGCTGTATAAACACTTAATTCAAAATCTACTGCTGTGTAAGCTGGTGGAATATACGCCATTAAGTCACACTCACGAATGGATAACTTTCAGCGTTATATTTTGTTGTTCCACTATCATATTCACAAGCCACGTGATAAGTTCCTTTTTCTACTCCAATAGAATAATCACCACTTGCATCTGTGTCACCTTTATTATAAAGTCTGTTGTTTGTTGTGTCTACTGCATAAACTGTTGCACCCTCGATAGCTGTTGAATCAAAAGTTACATTTCCCTCTAATTGTTCATAACCAACATAAGCCCATCCTAATTTTGGATAATCATATTCGCCATTTTGATACCAAGTAGTAGGACTAAGTGGATTGAAAGAAGCTACTCCAATAATACTCCAATCTGAACTAAATGTTGAAAGTGTATACATTTCTGTTGTTGTCTTTCCTGTTTCAGCACCTCCACTTGTTGTTAATCCTGAAGTTGTTTTATCCCAATAACAATCTGTAATAGTTCCATCTGAATATAATCCTATCATTCCACCTACAGATGATGTTCCACTTACACTTCCCGTTGAATAAGAATCTGTAACTGAAGAAGAAGAATAATTACGACCAACTAATCCACCTACAGATGATGTTCCACTTACACTTCCCGTTGAATATGAATTTGTAACTGAAGAAGAACAATTATTACCAACTAATCCACCAGTATATGTTGAACCACTTACACTTCCCGTTGAATAAGAATCTGTAATTGAAGAAGAAGTATTATAACCAACTAATCCACCTACATATGCTGAACCAGAACTATCAATATTAACCGTTGAATATGAATTTGTAACTGAAGAAGAAGAATAATTATAACCAACTAATCCACCTACATAATCATCACAAGAATAAATATTTCCAGAAGTATTACAATCTGTAACTGAAGAAGAAGAATTCTTACCAACTAATCCACCAGTATAGTCATCTCCACCATAAATTGTAATATCTAAAACAGATAAATTTTCAATTGTTGAACCAGTAGTATATCCAAATAATCCAACATAATCAACAAAAGTTCCTACACTAATATAAACA